CCCCGCGGTGCCGCTCGGGTCGAGCACCTGCGCGGTGTGGCATGAGCGTGGCGGTCCGCTGATGGGGCTCGCGCGGGTTGGTCGGTTGCGTTGGCTGGGGTCACCGGATACTGGTTAGCATAGACTATGACGCATGACCCCGCCTAGCGGTTCCGCCGCACACGTCTACCTGCGCATGTCCGAGGACCGCACCCGCGAGGAAGCTGGCCACGACCGGCAGCTCGCCGACTGCCGCGCCCTGGCCGCCTCGCTCGGCGTGACCGTCGCGGCCGTCCACACCGACACCGAGTCCGCGACGACCGGCGCCGTCCGGCCCGGGTTCGAGGCACTGCTGAAGGCCCGGCCGCGCCTGATCATCGCGTGGCACGAAGATCGCCTGCTGCGCACGAACAAAGACCTAGAGCGCGTGATCGACCTCGACGGCGCGGTCCACTTCGTGACTCACGGTCGCCTCGACCTGGCCACGCCGACCGGGCGAGCCGTCGCCCGCACCGTGACCGCGTGGTCGCACCACGAGGCCGAGCACAAGGCCCAGCGGCAGCGCCTCGCGAACAAGCAGCGCGCCGAGCGTGGCGAGCCGTGGCGGGGCAACGTCCGACTGTTCGGCTACACGCTGGCGTTCGACCTCGTGCCCGCCGAGGCCGAGCGCGCGGCCGAGGCTTACGCCGCCGTGCTCGCGGGCACGTCGCTGCGTGCCCTGGCGGCCCGCTGGGCGGCTGCGGGCGTCGTCAACGTGTCCGGGCAGCCGTTCAACTCCCGGCGCCTCGTGGAGGTGCTGCGGCGCCCGATCTACGCGGGCCGACGCCACTACCGCGGCGAGGACATCGGCCCGTGCACGGCGCCGGCCGTCGTCGACCTCGACACGTTCGCCGCGGTGCAGGTCATACTCAACGACCCGAGCAGGCGCACCACCGACAAGGGGGGCCGCGGACCCTTGTGCCTCCTGTCGGGCGTGGCCCGCTGTGGCCGCTGCGAGGGGCCGATGACCGCGGGCGTCGGCACCGCCAACTCTGCCGCGCACACCCGCTACCGGACCTTGACGTGCCGTGGCTGCCTCGGGCTGTCCCGGAAGGAAGAACCGATCGAGGAGTTCGTGACCGCGGTCGTGCTGGCCAGGATGCGGCGCCCCGACTTCGCCGAGCTGCTCGAGGCGCCCGCGCCGGACCTCGCGCCGCTGCGGGCTCGAGCGGGCGAGCTGCGGGCGCAACGCGACGAGCTGGCGGCCGACCTGACCGTTGACTTGTCGTTCGCGGCGAAGCGTGACGCGAGACTGCGGGCCGAACTCGAGAAGGTCGAGACCGAGATCGCCGACCGCTCCCGCGGCGGGGCGCTGGCGCCGTTCGCCGGCGGCCGCGATCCGGGCGAGGTCTGGCAGGCGCTCGACCTCGTCGGTCGTCGGGCGGTCGTCCGCGAGTTGATCGACGTCGTGATCCTGCCCGTGCCGCGCGGTGCCCGGGTGTTCGACCCCGACTCGCTCACGATCGACTGGAAGATTTAGCCGTCAGCTAACCCCACTAGCGGGTGTGTCATGATAGAGGCAAGGCCCCGGAGAGTCGGGAACCTGCAGCTGCACCCGGACACCCGCCACCGAGCAAGAACGGCGCACCCCGAGCTGATCAATCACGATCCTCGGGAATAGGTGCACCAGCCATGTCCAACCTCAACCACGTCGCTGCGGGCAACTCGCAGCGCATCAAGGCGCTTCAGTCGCGCGTCGACGCGATCGTCGAGCAGGCGCCCGCGCTGACCGACGCCCAACTGATCCGGCTCGGCGCGCTCCTCACGCCCGCGCTCGAGGTCATCGACGCCGAAGCCGTCCGCCGCATCAACGCGCACCTCGAGGCCAAGTTCCGGGACGCGTCATGAGCACCGACTGGCACGAAGCACACCCGTACGGCGGCACGAACCTGTCGCGCCGAATCGGCGACCTGCGCGACTACCTTCAGCCCGTGGTCGACCGCGTACAGGATGCCTGGCACGCGAAGAACGACGAGCCACCCACAGACGACGAGGGCCACAAACGCTGGCCCGTCCGCAGCTGCAAAGACCTGGCGGGCGAACGGCGCTTCAGGGCTCCATACGGCAAGGAGTACGCGGCGACCTGCGGATGTGACGACGCGTTCCCTTCGTGGACATCGGACAACGAACAGGAAGCTCCGGTGCGCGCATGGGCGCGCATGATCGTCGCTGACGCACTGTGCGGGCTGCTCTCGCCCTCAAAGTACGGCCTGTGCGGCTGGCTCGACAGGGCACGCAATGCCTTCGGCATGACCGACGAGCAGGCAACTGAGTGCGCCGAAAAGGGCTGGGCTCCGTGGGAGCCGCTCGACGCGGCCGAACTGGTCGCCGGCATCGACGAGGCGTGCAACATGGACCTCGACGGCTACCGCAAGCGCCGAATCGGCAACAACGGCCTGCCGATCGAAACCGAGGCGTTTCTCAGGGCCGAAACGGCCCGCGACGCCGCACGACCCGTGCGCGTGCGCTACAGCATCAGCGACCTGGACGCGCTACCGGCGACGCCAGCACTGATCGCCGGACTGCTCGACCAGTCGTCGGTAACGATGCTGCTCGGAAAGAACCAGAGCTACAAGTCGTTCACTGCGCTCGGCTGGGCGCTGTCCCTGGCGACCGGCGAGCCCTGGTGCGGCCACGCGGTGGCCGAGCCGCGCCCGGTCACCTACGTGGCAGGCGAGGACCTGACACGCGGCATTCCGGGGCGCGTGGGCGCCTACCTGGCCGCGCACGGGCTGGACGCGCCCGACGGGAGCATGTTCAGCCTCATGCCCGGATTCCAGCTCGACGACAAGTCCGACGTCGACACCCTGATCGCCGAGTGCCGCGAGCGCGGCGACGCACTCGTCGTGCTCGACACGCTCCACAAGATGACAGCCAACCTCGACGAGAACAGCAACAGCGCAATGGGCGTCGCACTGGCCTCTATCGAGCGCATCAGGACCGAGACCGGCGCCGCGGTGCTCGTTCTGCACCACACGGGGCATGAGGGTGTCCGGGCGCGTGGCGCAAGCGCGCTCGAGGACGACGCCGACACGGTATGGCTGCTGACTAACCCGGCCAACGGTGCTCGGCGTCGGGAGTTCACCTGTCGCAAGCAGAAGAACACCGAGCAGCCCAGGCCGCGGCAGATTGAGTTCGTCAAGTGCTCGGGCTCAGGCTTCGTGCGGCTGCTCGACGCCTCGACGGTCATCGCCGACGAGAACGAGGTGCTCGAGGTCGACAGCAAGCCGGTCGCGGCCGACGGGCCGATCAGCGCGGAGCAGGCAGCCACGTTGCTGACGGCGCTCGGGTGTCCGCCAGGTGCCGGCGAACGCCCGACGCTGGCCTTCATCAAGGAGAAGGGACTGAAGATCCCAGCCTCGATCGCCCGAGCTGCAGTCAAGATCAGAAAGGCTGCCTGACCTCACCTCGCGGGGCGCCAGTGCTGCAACGCGCGGCGCCCCGCAACGGGGGTTGATAAGGCATACCCCCTGTTGCAGTGCAGCGCCCTGACCTGCGATTTCTTGCAGATTTGTTGCAACCGTTGCATCCGGGCGTTGCAGTAACCGATAACACAAAGAACAAGCGCATGTACTCTCCGCTACCAAAAATTGGGGGTTCGCTGTGAACGATCGAGGCGCAACACGTGACCTACTGCTGGTCGAACTGGCCAGGCATGACGGCCCGATCTCGCAGGAGACGCTCATCCGGTCGCTGCCCGAAGAAAGCCACCGCGTGGCGCTGAGCGTCGTCGGCGCGCTGATCGGCACTGGCGAGATCGAGCTGCATCGCGACGGCCGGTCGATCCTGCTCGGCCTGCCGAGAACGCCGGTTCAGCCATGACCGCCACGTGCACGCGCTGCCGCACCGACAAGCCACTGGCAGACTTCCCGCCACGGAAGTCGGCGAGAAACGGTCGAGGCAGCAGGTGCCACGCCTGCTGCGCCGAGGTCATGCGCCAGCGCCGCCCCCGGAAGCCACGAGCCGCACCCGTCGAGCGGCCGGCCATCGTGAGGCCGCCCAAGGTCGCCGCGCTGCGCCCGAAGGCCGAACGCGACACGGTACGCGCCACCGAACCGCCCATGCCGCTCGAGGACAGCCACGCGCTCTGGACAGCCGAGCGGCGCGTCAGGATCGCGGACAGAGAAGCAGGGGTGGTCAGGCCGAACGCGACCCGAACGCAATGTCTGGACACGGTGTACGATAGATCCGTGCGCATCTGCCTCGACTGCCCCGCCACGTTCACGGGCACCGGATCGCGCTGCGACGGCTGCAGCAAGGCCAAAGAACGCGTCCGCAACGGCCTGCCAGCCCGGAGGGCCTACCAAGATCCCGCCTACCGAGCCATACCGCTAGGCGGCACATGCTGGCTCTGTGGTGAACCCGGTGCAGACACCCGCGACCACGTCGTCAGCATCGCCCGCGGCGGCACGAACGCACCAAGCAACATCAGGCCCGCGCACCGGTCATGCAACTCGTCCAAGGGCGCAGCGTGAGCACGCCACGGCCACCCCGACCGGCGCGCTGCTGGGACTGCCGCTACGGCGTCGAGTGCGGCAACTGCCCACCGCGCACCGACCCGGCGTGAATCGCGCACACAGAAAGTTCAAAAGCTGCGCGCTTCCTAACCCGTAGCCCCAAGAAATTTTTGTCTCACTCCGCGTGACTCAACGCACGAAGATGCGCGCCCGGCGCGGCGCGGCGAGCGCGGCCCTCGAGTAGGCGATCACGGCGGCCACCGCTAGGTCGATCTTCGCCGGGGAGTCCTGCGCGGCCTTGGTGATCAGGTCACCCTGCGGGGTCGGCCGGACCACGGCGTTCGCTACGTGGCGGGCCAGGCGCGGGTCGTCCTGGTGTGTGAGCCGGCCGTCGAGCACGGCGCTGTAGAACTGCGTGCAGGCGGGCGCCATCCTGGCGCGCACGTAGGTCGGCCATTCGATGACCTTGCCGGGCCACCGCTTCTCCCATTCGGATATCTCGCGCTGCCAGTAGGGCGGGTCGCAGAGCAGCTCGCGCACGTCGTAGGTGGCGAACGTGACCGCCAGTGCGTCCTCGACCTCGGCGCGTGGCACGCGCCAACCCTTCCGGCCGGGGTTCTCCCACACGCCGAGCACCTGAATGAACCCGTCCGCGGTCGCGGCGACCAGGGCCGTGCTGTCGCCGCTGTACGAGCCGTCGAAGCCGACCCATATGGTCTCGCCGGGCTCGAGGTCGCGGGCCACCTTGCGGGCATCCCAGGCGCCGTAGGGGAACCATGCGGACTCGCCGGCGGTCCACTGCCCGAGCCGGTACCGCTTGAACTGGTGCTCGGGCAGGTCGCGGAAGTCCTCTTCGAGCGCGGCGGCGAATCCGGGGTCGTCGAGCAGCCGCGGGTTCGCCAGCGCCCATTGCTCGCGGTCCTCGTGGGACGTGGCCGGGTTCGACGGTTCGAAGATGCGCCCGCATAGCGTCCCGGCGCGCACCTGCTCGTAGAGGCCGTGCGCGGGCGCCGTGACGTCCTGGCCGGGCGTGGTGATCCCGAACACCATGCCGTCGGGGCGGGCGGCCGTCGCCATGCGCATCCCGTGCCAGATGTCGTCCGTCTTTTGCAGGTGGACCTCGTCGAACAGGACAAGGTGCGGGTTGATCGACTGCGACGCGGCGAACTTGTTGGCCCTGGTCTCGATGAACGAGCCCGTGCTGGGCACCTCGATCTTGGATTGGAACGGCACGTATGCGGCGGCCAGGATCGGCGACGCGGCAATGATGTCCTTGATTTCGCGCATGAGCGCGCTCTGCAGGTTCTTCTCCGAGTCGCTGATGGCGTAGATGTGGCGTCCGGGGCGCCGCGCCTCGCAGATACCGACCGCGGCGGCAAGGTAGCTCTTGCCGTTCTTCCGCCCGAGCTGCTCGTAGTAGCTCCGGGGGCGATCGGGCGCCATGAGCAGTGCCAGCTCTTCGCGCTGCCAGGTGTAGAGCGTGGCCCCTGTGACGTACTCGAACCACTCGACGTCGTCCTCGATGTCGGGCAGCGCGCCGTCGTAACCCGTCTTTGGCCCGGCCTTCAGCATCGTTCCCCAAGCATACCGGACGTCTAGACTGACTGTTCAGACTGCTCGTCTAGACGTAGTGTATGCTTGGGGCAAGATGCAGATGCCGTGGACCAAGACGCGCAACGCGATGGCCCTGGCCGTCGGCGTCGAGTCCCGCTCGTTCGTCGGCCCTGACTACAACCTGGGCGACGCCGCGCTTGCCGAGTTCCTCGGCATGGCCGGCCGGAACGACGCGGGCGTCGAGGTCACCGAGCTGACGACTCTCGGGTTCACCGCCTACTGGCGGGCCGTTGAGATCGTCGCCGGGACCATCGGCACGCTGCCGCTCAAGACGTACCGGGACACCGACGTGCAGCGCCCGGACGGCTCGTTCGAGCGCCAGCCCGTTGCGTCGTTCCTCGATGCACCCGGCGGCGCGTTCTTCACGCCGTTTCAGTGGAAGCACCTGGTCCTGACGCACCTGATGCTGCACGGGAACGCCTACCTGCTGCACCTGTACAACGGCGCGGGCGCGATCGTCGGGCTGTTCCCGATCCAACCGCGTCTCGTGCACGTCCGCTACGGGCGGCTGAAGGACGGCGCGGGCAACCCGGTCGGCCAGAACCAGCGCATCTATGAGGTGCAGGTTCAGGGCGGCCCCGCGATCGAGTACACCGAGGCCGACCTGACTCACGTCATGGGGCTGTCCGTGGACGGCGTGGTCGGGCTGTCGCCGATCGCGGTCATGCGCAACGCGATCGGCACGGGCATTGCCGGGGATCAGGCGGCGGCCCGCATGTTCTCGTCCGGCCTGCTGCTCGGCGGGATCGTGTCGGCCCCGGACGTCACGACCGAGCAGGCCGACGAGATCAAGTCCGGGCTGAAGGCCAAGATGTCCGGGCTGAACAACGCCGGCGACATTGCCGTGATCAACGCGTCGCTGACGGTCCAGCCGTGGACCATGACCGCCGAGGACGCCCAGTTCATCGAGTCCCGCGTGCATCAGGTCGAGGAAGTCAGTCGTATGACTGGCGTTCCGCCGCACCTGCTCGGTCAGACCGAGAAGCAGACGTCATGGGGGCAGGGCGTCGAGTCGCAGAACCGCGGTTTGGCCCGCTACACGTTGGCCCGCTGGACGACCGCGCTCGAGGAGCGCCTGTCGCTCCTGCTGCCGCAACCGCGGTTCTGCGAATTCGACTTCAAGGGCCTTCTGCAATCGGCGCCCGAGGTCGAGATTCCCCTGCTGATTCAGCAGATCGAGGCCGGAATTCTCACCGTGAACGAGGCGCGGGCGGTCATGAACCTCCCGCCGACCGACGTACCCGCACCTGTCCTTACCCCAATCGTCGGCCCGGTGCCGATCAAAGTAGACAAGGCATCCGAATGACCGTCCGCAACGACATCGACGCTCGACTGTCGATCAACAGCTCTATCGGTGCGCAGGCCGTGGCCTCGAGCACCACAGTGCACGGCACGAGCGTGGACCTGCGCACCAAGGCGCACGACGCCCGCGTGATGGCGGTCTGCTCGGTGGGCTCGCGCACCGACGGCACCTACACCTTCGCGCTCGAGGACTCGGCCGACGACTCGTCCTACACCGCCGTCACCCTGCTGTCCGGCTCGCTGAGCGCGACCGCGGCCGCCGACACCGACAAGACCGCGGCGTACATCCCGGTCGCCGGTCGGCCGTTCGTGCGCGTCTCGGTCACCTCGTCCGGTGTCACCTCGGGCGCGGTCGTCGCGGCCTACACGATCGTCGCCCCGAACGCGCTGATCTGACCATGACGCACCGGATGCGGGCCGAATACCGATCGGCGATCGAAGGCAACACCCTGACCGGGTACGCCGCGATCTTCGATGGCTATGCCGACCTGGGCAGCGAGGTCGAGAACATCGACCCCAAGGCGTTCGACGCCCTGCTCGGGTCCGCGCCCGACGTCCGCTGCCTGGTCAACCACGACCCGAACCAGCTTCTTGGCCGCACGACGGCCGGGACGTTGCGCCTGTCGGTCGACGGCAAGGGCCTGAAGTACGAGTGCGACCTGCCGAACACGCGGGCCGCGGACGACCTGCGCGAGCTGCTCAAGCGGGGCGACATCACGGGGTCGTCGTTCGGGTTCATCCCTGGCGACCAGGGCCGTGGCCGCGCACCTGACGGCCGCGTGCTCCGCACTCACACGAACATCCGCAC